AACATCCCCGATCATAGTTTTATGCTCCTATTCCCAATAGCTGAGTTCATGTAAGCGCGAGAAGATTTGATGTTTTCCACTCGCTTAGCCTCCCATGCTTTCAACGTGTTCTGTGTAAAAAGCAAGCCGGTACGGTCATCCGTCATAGCGTCTGGCACGAGGCGGTTCTGTACACGGTTGAACATGCGCTTCACCGTCTGCACCTGGATTCCCAGATGCTCTGCTGCCTGCTCAATCGTTAGCAAGGTTTCCCCTGGATGCTCTGCCTTATACGGAGTCTCAGACGGCAAATGAGCGAACTTGATTGCGTATCCTACAGCCACGGTGCCTGCTCCTTCTTGAACTGCTCCTTCTCTTCAGCACTGTTCCAGTAGCGGTAATCCCACAGAAGAACCGTTGCCACCGTGAAGAAGATCGTGCCAAACGTTGCACCGTTCGCAACCATCACACCATTAGCGAGCGCTGAGTATACGGCCCCTGCGGCGCATATGATGGCTAGGATTGCTGTTGCTGCTGCGGCGGGGATTTCAAATTTCATTGGTTCGTTCCTTACTTTTCCTTGATGATCTCGATCATCTTGTATAGGTGTCCTTCGAGAAGGGTTAGCTTGTAGACCTCTGTGTTTGTCTCTGACAGTTTGCTTTCTAGCTTTTTCTTTTCGGCGAGGCTTTCAGAGAGGCTTTCCTGTGTTGTCTTGAGCTTTTCTTGTAGAGCCTCTAGAATCTCTTCGAACATTTTCTCCTTCATTTCTTCTCCCTTGGATTCCTTCGCACGTTGAGAGTGCCATCTTCAAATTGCTTGAATGAGTAAATGGTTAGATTCTCGTGCAGCACATCGGCGTTTAGCTGCTTGCCTTCACATGAGCTAAAAACATTTACGTTGCATATAATGCCGTCTAGTTCAGTGAATTTCTGTGCCACTTCGATAGCGAATTTCGTAAATTCCTCAATGCTGTTCTTCATTTTGTTACGCCTCGCTTCGTATGATTCGGCGAAGCATGTAGCCCTTGTCGTAGGCAGATGCATTTATGGTTGTTCGTACTTTTCCGGGGCCTTTCGTCTGAATTGTTACTTGGAATCCCAGAACGCCTTGTTCTGCATAGTAATTCTCTATTACTGAACCGGGCGCTTCTTTGCCTGCGATGGTGCGAACACGTTCGTAGATTGACTTACTCACTATTTCCCCTCCATATATCCCAGCTCCTTCAGCTTTGCATTAAAGCTGTTCATTAGGGCTATCTGATCGTCTATAATTACATCTTTATGATCTCTGTTTTCTTCAGATACTAAGTTGCCTAGCATCACAGAGTTGTCGTAAATATCCATCGCAATAGCTTTCAGCGAGTTCCTTACAACTATTTTCCGTTCCTTAAACATCTCTTATCTTTCCTTAGTTCACTGCTTCGAAATCGTCTTGTGTTACTTCTTTAGCGGTCAGTACCGCCTTCGCGTAGGTTTTGAGTGTTTCCATTACCTCTTGCTCCATTGAGCGCTTGGTTTCTTCGTTCTCTACAGCGGGGATTGCTTGAGCGATTTTGTTCACGCGGTAGCTGACCTCGTTGAATTTTCTGACCGCTTCTCGTGCAGCCTCGCTCATGTCTTTTATGAAGACTATCGGCATTTCTCCCATTTGTTCTTTCCTTTCTTTTGTACCTGTTTAGGTACGCTGCGGGCATATTTTTTATTCTGGCTGCTCAATGCCTACCCATAGGGTTGTGATTGGCACATCGAGCCATACGGCGACCTTTGCGAGCTGATCCACCTTCAGGGGGGTTTTGCCATTCCTTAGGTTGGATGCCTGTTGAGCTGTTACGCCCAATAGGGCCGCGAGTTCCTTCACTTTCTTCTTGCGCATTCCCATGTATGCGCGGATAGCTTCAGAGATTCGCTCTGTCACCTGCATATCTTTATTTTTTTTTGCTTCCATGTTTTAGACTATATACCCATTTGGGGACGCTTTGCAAATTTTCCCGCAATAATTATTTGCAATGAGAGTTCTTTAGAGTTATGGTTTAGGTATGGGACAGACAGCAAAACCTAAACCAACCACATTTACAACCGCTGTTCACGCCGCGCTGCGTGATGAAGTCGAAAAGCGCGATTGGTCTTTTCGCCGCCTTGCTGAAGAGTCAGGCATCGGAAAGAACCGCATCTCGCGTACAGTGTCGAGAGACGAAACACCGCTTGACGTGAACGAGCTTGACTCCATCTGCTCTGCACTAAGAGTTTCACCTCTTAGCATCTTGCGGGCGGCGCAAGACCTCCTTGATACATCTCTATTGGCTACTGTTTAAGAACAAAGAAGAAAGCCGCCGC